TTCAGACCAGCTTCGCCGGCCGTCGCCGGCCGCACTGCCTTGGCCGCTTTCAGATCGCGGATCGTGTCAGCGTCAGACAGCTTCACCAGCTTGCCCGGCTTTACGAGAACCCGACCGAAGTCGGGATCGTCGTAGGAGACCGAGTGCAGGGTAACGAAACTCTGCTCTTTGTTTTTCATGGTCGTCTCCTGTCAGCCCGGCTTAGGTAGCCGGGATGACGTTGGCGCGGAACGAAGCGTTCGGGCGCAGCGGGATCATCAGCGGCGCGCTCTGCGTCAGCAGGAACAGGCCGGACGGGTCATCGTCTTCGTACATCTTGGGGAAGATGTCCATCGAACGATACTGGGCCTTGCGGTCCATGATCGCACCGAACGCACGCACGCCTTCCACGTTGCCAGTGAGCAGAGCAACCTGGTCCGGGATGAAGGGCTGCTCTTCGCCGAGGTTGTCTTCGTAGATGTCGCTGAAGGTAACCACTTCGATGCCGCCCGGCAGCACGCCGTGCACGGTGATGGTGTCGGCGTTGAGGTTGTTGCGCTCGAAGTTCTCGCCGAAGCTGGTGCCGCGACGGGTCTCGAACTGCTCCTTCACCTGGTCAGCCGCGAAGAACGCAGCCGAGGTGGCGGGGGTCAGGGTCAGGCGATTGGCCTTGACGCCCGAGCGGAAGATCTGCTGCGACCAACGCTTGACGTCGTCCAGGGGCTTGGCCGTGGTCGGGTTGCTCCACAGCGCGCCGCCGGTCAGCGTCTCGGTGTTGCCGGCCGAGCGACCGAACTGCACGGTACGCGACGGGTAGTTCTCGCCTTCGACGGTGACCTGGCCTTCGACCAGCGCCTGCGCAGCCATCCACTCCCAGCGGCGCATGATCATGTCGCGGTGATCCTGCTGCAGATCGACGATGATCGCGTCCTCGCGCTCTGCCGGCGACAGATCGCCGCCGAACGCTTCGCCCACGGTGCGCAGCATCACGCGCTGCGGGTCGACCGCGTCCTTCATCTTGATGTAGGCCGGCTTGAACTTGCGGGTGCTGTAGCCACGCTGCAGCATCGGCTGGCCCTGCACGTTCGGCACGACGAACGGAGCCAGGCGACGGCCCTTGTCGATCAGGTCGAAGTCGATGTACTCGGTCGTCGCGTTGAAGCTGCGGCGGAAGTACGTGTCCAGGAAGTAGGACGGAACCGGCGGGAAGTTGCGGATCGTCTCCACCAACTCGTGGGTCTCGTAGATTTCCATAGGTTTCTCTCGCTATCAGGTGGTGGAGGGACCGGCTTCGGTGCCCGGTGCCGGTTCGGAGCCAGTGCGCTTGTCACTGTAGAGCAGCTTGCGGAACTTGCACTGCGAGCTGATCTGCGCGGTCTGCACCTGGGCCTCGGTCGTGCCAGCCGGCCACTTGATCGCGTCCAGGTTGAAGCAGCCGGAGCCGTAGATCGCGGCGCGCACGCCGCCCGGCGTTGCGTAGGCGGTCACGCCAGTGATGACCTGGCCAGCGGCCCACAAGCCGTAGTTGGTGCCCAGCGGCTCGAACTGCTGACGAGCGCCGGCCGGCATCAGCACGTCGAGCGTGCCCAGTGCGGGGGTTTCGCCTGCGAGCAGCTGCGGGGGCGCGATGTAGTCGCCCTCGGTGCCTTCGGCGTAGTTGATGCCATAGTCGATGCGGGACATCTCGATTCTCCTTACTGCTTCGGGATCAGACGGACGCCGGCCTTGCGTGCCGCGCCCAACAGGCGGGCGGCACCCTTCGGCTGCTGATCGGTGGCGTCACCACCGTCATCGACACCCACGGTTTTGTTCTGGTCATCGGCCATCGCCTTTTCGAGACGACTGCCACCGGCCGGAGCGGCTTCTTCCTTCGGTGCAGCTTCGAGCGCTGCCTTGGCTTCATCCACGCTCATGCGGCTCTTGAACGCGAAGTGGTTGGCCAACTTGGAGCGGCCGGCAGCGGCGTCGCAACCGATGATGCCCGCGATGCGGACCTGTTCGGCGGCGCTGGCTTCCTGAGCGGCCTTGTCAACGTCGGCGCGAGTGATCTCTTCCTCGTCGCCGCTCGCGTTCTTGTTGCTGTTGTTGGTGCCCATTTTTTTACCCTTCTTCTGTTGTGACGAGGACGAAGAGACGGCGGCCGTCTCCTCCATGAACGCGGCGTATGCTGCGCGAGCAGGCATCACGGCGTCAACCAGCTTCAGCGACAGGGCTTCATCGGCATCGTAGACACGTGCCTGGGTGGCCTTGACCGCCTCCGCGTCGAGGCCCCGGTTGGTCGAAACCAGGGACACGAACTGCTCATAGCTGCGCTGGACCGAAGCCTGCAGCGCAGCCTTTACGTCGTCCGGCAGCTTCTCGTACGGGTTGCCGTCGACCTTGTGCTCGCCCGCGAAGATGAAGGTCACCTCCACGCCGAACTCTTCCAGCATCTTCTCGTAGCTCATGTGCGTCAGCACGACGCCCACGCTGCCGATGTCGGCCGACGGGGTGGCGTAGATCTTCGACGCGGACGAGGCGAGCGAGTAGCCGCCCGACAGAGCCCGGTTGTCGACGATCGCGGCGACCGGCTTGCGCTCGCGCGCTTCGCGGATCGACTCGGCCAACTCGAAGTTGCCGGCAACGTGGCCACCGTAGCTGTTGACATCCAGCACGATGCCCTTGACATCATCGTCTCCCATCGCTGCGGCGAACCGCGAGCCGATGTAGTCGTAGCCCGTCGCGTAGCTGTTGCACCAGTTGTCGCGGTGCAGGAGCGCGCCCCACACCGGGATCACCGCGATGCCGTTGGAGAACAAGAACGGCTTACGGTCGGCCGACGACGTGGAGATGCCGTAGGTCGAGGCTACTTGTTCCAGGTGCTTGGCAGTGATCTGCTCGTCGCGTTCGGGGGACGCGGCAAACGACACAAGCTCGTGGGCATGGGCCGCCGACAGCAGTGCAGGCGAGCGGGAGAACCGCTGCGCGGCGGGCAGGTTAATCATCGAGGCCGTCGTCTTCGTCGGCATTTTTGTTGTCTCCGTTGTTGTCTCCCGCGCCGGTGTTCTGTTGCGAGGTGATGGTGCCGGGCTTCTTGGGTGAAGTATCGAACGAGAGACCGGCCTCTTCGCGCAGGCGCTTCTCGCGCTTCTGCTGACGGTAGATCTCGCGGAAGTCGTAGCCCAGGCGTGCGCACTCGATCTCATACGTGCTCAGGCCCGAGTTGATGCGCATGATGGCCGCCTGCGTCTCCTTGGTCTCGTCGACCTGGCCACGGCTCGCGCCGATCCAGGTGGAGCGGCAGAGCGCATCGCGGTTCATCGTTTCGTAGAACAGGTCCGGCTTCTTCTTCAGCATCGTGCGCATGGTGGAGATGGTGCCGAGGTCAAGCGCCTCCTCGAACCAGTTGCGGAACATCGCGTTGGCCATGCCGTCGGCGACTTCCCGCTTACGCGACGTGGTGAAGCGCAGCGTGTTGTTCGACGCCGCCCGCGCGCCGGAGTAGTTGGTCTTGGAGAAGTCGTGCGTCAGTTCTTCGTAGCTGATGCCCAGGCCGGCCGAGATGAAGCGGAACAGCGACTCCTCGAACCCGGTGCCCACACCGCCGACCGTGCCCGCCGGATACAGCTTCAGCTTGGTGCCGGGGAACAGATGCGGGATCTTGACGCCGTCGAGCTCGATGTTCTTGCCACCGCGCGAGTAGTCCGCGATCGCCGACAGCAGCGAGCGGGACGCGTCCAGGCGGGGACTGGTGTCGGCACCCAGCATGTCGCCCACCATCTCCGGCGGCAGCTCCGACTCAATGGCCGCAGCGAAACTCGCGTTGGCGATAGCGTTGGCCAGGGTGGTGTCGTGGAAGCGGTTGGCCATCCGCGTCTCTTTCAGCACGGCCACCATGTCGGCCACACCGCGCGTCTGCTCCGGCCGCTGCATATTGCGCAGCAGGATCGTGTGCATGCGGCCCCACTGCTTGTAGATCGGCCGACGGCCCCAACGGAACGAGTCAGTGCCGCCGCGCATCGTGTCGTTCGGGTAGCCCTCGCGGATGTGGCAGGCGACCGGCGCGCCGTCGCGGTTGAGCTCTACACCGCGACGCATGAACTTCGTGTCCTGCATGTCGTACGGGTTGCTCAGGCGATCGCAGTCGATCAGCTGGAAGGCGGTGGAGAACGGCCGGCCCGAGCCCTTCATCCAGTTGCACGTGGCAAGCACCTCGCCCCCAGCGAAGTAGCAGCCGACGCCCATGCGGATCAGGCTGGTGAAGGACATCGAGCGCTGCACGTCGATCCAGTTGTCGATCGACTCGGCGTACAGGTGGAACAGCTCTTCGACTTCCTGCTGAAATTCTTCGGCCCACACCTCGTCGAACTTCAGGCCGGGGTTGAGCCGACGCAAGGTGTCGTACGCAGGGCTCAGGTTGAGGCGGTACTGCGAGCCGACGATCGAGTCCTTGTGGACGTAGCTCGCTCCCAGGATGGGGCCGCTGTTGCGCGTCAGGTCACGACCGCGTGCGTCCATCGTCAGCTTGGCGCGGCCGTCGTTGATCGACGCGTCGGCGGACAGCATGCGGGGTTGCCAGGAGGCCAGGTCGCGGCTCAGTCGGTCGGAGCCTTCGTAGGCACCACCGCCGAGGCCGGCCGACTTTTCGAGCGGGACGCCGTCTACGGTAACGCCGAGGCTCCCACCTCGGCGTACGTTCGGCTCGCTCACTGCGAGGGCTTTATCGGTCATAGGATGAATCCAATCGGGCGGCCAACTACGCCGCAGAGAACCGGCATGCCGGCGCGGATGCGAAGCGTGTTGATGTAAGCGAAGAGCGCGGTGCGGTTCGCTGCGCGGTACTCAACACGCTCGCCGTTCTGATCGGTGAAGGACGCGACAGCGCCGCCGGCCATCAGCGTGTCGTACACCTCTTCGAGCTTGGCGATGCGGGCCTTCAGCGCTGCGAGTTCTTCGGGGGTTAGGGTTTGGCAACAGGTCATGGTCAGGCCAGGTCAGCAGCGAGTGAGGCGAAAGATGGCGGGGAGCCGGGGGTCTTGTCAACCGAGCCCGTTTTTGCTTGGCTGGTCAGCTTGACCGCCGGATTGCTGTCCCAGGGCTGCAACCACTTGGGGGGAGCTGTCCAGTCGACGTGGTCGATGTTGCGGGCGGCCAGGCCGGCGGCGAAGTAGCACAGCAGATCGAAGGACTCATTTGCGCGGCCGGAGATCTTCTCCCACTTCCCGTTCTTCCGGATCTCGGCGGTCAGCTGCTCGTAGAAACTGATGTCCAGCCAGTCGGGGAACTCGACCTTCGCTGCAGACACCACGTTGCCGATCTCGTCCTTCTGCACATCGAGCATGGCGTCCACGTAGTCTTTCATCATGTTCGTGTTGATGAAGAGCACCGGCACTTCGCCGCGTGCGTTTGCGTGTCGGTCCTTGCGCACCGAGTCGGGGTAGCCGAGGCGCACGCGCGGTGCGTGCACGTTGGGCTCGCCCTTCACCAACTGGAAGCGCCCATGCTTGCCTTCGTCGCGCAGCTTGCGCCAGTAGTTGTAGGCGTTGGTGGTCACGCCTTCCTTACCGCCGGAGTCGCAGAACGTCAGGCAGACCGCCATCTCGCCACCGCCGCCTTCGAGCGGGTACTTCTTGCTCATCACCTGGTCTTCGATCACGTCCCAATCTTCCAGGTGAGTGGCTGGCTTGACCCACAGCTTGTCGCCGTCGGCGTCCAGGCGTTCGGACTTCACGATCGGGAACCGGTCGATCACCGCGATGCGATACGGCGAGCCGGGCATGACGCCCATCACCTGAACCTCGAAACGGTTCTTCTGCACGTCGACGGTGGCCATCAGCGCACGCACTTCCGGCGGCACGTGCTTCGGCTTGCGCGCCACCGCGTTATCCATGATGTCTTCCGGCAGTCGATCGCCAGAGTCTTCCTTCGCGGAGTACGGC